TGACGAACATCGACGGCACCAACGACATGCTCACCACGAACATGATCGGCATCGCAAAGCGTAAAGCTTTGATCCCGGTCAATGCCACTGCGAAGATCCGCCCCTCGCGTTTCAAGATGGGCAAAGACTTCGAGCAATGGTTCGTTCTGTGGGCTCACACCTACGCTCTCAGGGATATGGTGAACAACGACGCTGCTTGGCGTAACCGTGAGTTGAACCTCACGCCTGCCGGCACGGGCTCTGTGTTGTTCTCCGGCTCCGCGTTCAAAGGTGCGTGGGAAGGCGTCATGGTTTACGAGAACGAGCGCTTGCCGCTGATCTCGTCCACCGTTCAATGCACCGAGAACTTGCTCTTGGGAGCGCAGGCTGCGGCAGTTTGTTGGGGCCAACGCACCAAGTTCAACGAAGAGGAAGCGGACTTCGGGCATGACATCTCTTACGAGCTGCATGAGATCCGTGGCATCGAGAAGCTGGTGTTCAACCGGAGCACCGAAGAGGATCATGGCGTTGTGCATGTTTTCTCCGCTGCTGTTGCGGACTAACCGTAACTAAGAAAGGAGTTAAAACATGGCTCAAACTGCTCTCTCTCCCACTCGCGTTGAAGCGGTGGGCTCGATGACGAAGCTGGTGGTGGGTGTGGCTGGCGGAAGTGGTACGACCACGACTGTCACTGTGCCTAATGTGACGGGAATCAAAGCGGTGATCGTGAGCGGGGCTACGTCAGCTACTGCGCCCTATTGCGATACGATCTCCGGCAACACCTTCACGGTCACGCATGCTTCGAGCGATCTGTTCACTTACTTCGCTTATTGCGAAGGCGGCATCTAATTTACCTGTAGGGGGAAGCCAGTTTGGGAAGCCTAGTGAGTTGTCCCGGAGCTTCCCCCGACTAACTAAGGAGAATCATAGTGGCAATCGTTAATCTTCGCCCCTTCTACGTGAAGTTGGTGAACACCCGCACAAAGCGCCCCATCGATGACGACACGGGCGTGTTTCAGGTCTACACCGCTGGTGCGGCTACCCGCGCTACGATCTACAACGCGGCTGGCACGCAGCTCACCCAGGAAGTGGTTGGCACTTCGTTCAACTCTCGCACGATGACGGACGGTACGTTGGAGTTCTACACCGACCGTAGCGTTTCGAGCGTTGACGTTACCATCCTCACCGCTGGTGGGCGTTCTTACTTCCTGAAGAGCCTCTCGGCTTCGCAGCATCGCGCTGACGTTGACCCTGAGCAAACCGAGTTCACTCTCGTCGCTGCTTTCAACGACCGGGCGAGCTGCACCACTGTTCGTCCGTTGGGCTTCCGCCTGCGGCGCGGCATGGTGGTCAAAGATGTGTTGGTTAAAGTCACTGCGGCCTTCGCGGGCGCGGCGGCTGCTTCCAACCGGTACAGTGTGGGCCGTTCGGGTGCCGCAACCGGCTTCTTGAACAACATCACGCTCAGCTCCGTTGGCTTCAAGCAGGGCAATCCTGATTTGAGCTTAACCGGTGCGGTGGTTGGTTCTCGTTACGGTGCGAGCTTGGCTGAGTTCCATGCTTCGAGCACTGGCAACGTCGACTACTACATCCGCAAGAGCTACATCGCGGCTACGGCCACGGCGTCGAACAACCTCGTTGTGAAACGTCAAACTGCGGCTACCTTAACCCATTCGTTCACCAACACTGGTGTCAGTGGCGCGGGCAAAGGCTACATCTACTACATGTACACCCTGCTCCCCACCGAATTGGCGAGTCAGTAAACATCATTGGAGGGAAATGATGGATCATCAAACCCAGGCAGAGTTTCTACGCGGGAAGTATGAAGCTTCTCGCGTAGCAGCTCTGGCTGTTACCAGCAAAATCAAGAGCGGGGAATATCCTTTAGAGGATGTTCCCTGCTTTTGCGGTTCGACTGAAGAGGAAGTGCTAAGCGAGCATGAACGCTACGGCATCCCGGCTCGCATTGTGCTTTGCAAAGAGTGTGCGATCATTCGCATCAATCCGCGAATGACCCAGGAGGCTTACACAGCCTTCTACAACGACCATTATCGAAAATTAAATTCCCCTAAGCTCCTCACCACCAACATCACCAATACGGACGAAGAGGAGATGGGCGTCTACAACCGGCAGATGGAAAAGGGCGAAGGCATCATCAAGAAGATGCTGGAGCAAGCCATTCCAGCCCCTAAGCGGGTGTTGGACATTGGCTGTCATGTCGGCGGGATGCTCAAGCCTTTCGAGCAGCGTTTCGGCTCGGAGCTATGGGGTGTGGAGATCGATGAAGCCAGCGCTATTGCAGCGCACGAGAACGGCGTGGCAGTTGTCCCTACAGTGGACGACCTGATCGCCAAAGGGCTGAAATTCGACTTCATTATCATGCAGGACGTGCTGGAGCACTACACGGATCTCAACGATCTGCGTAAGGTAAGAGAGCTGATGACCCCGGAGTCATTCCTCTACATCTACACGCCCGGACTGTTTCGAGCGAACATCCACAGCAACGTGCAGATTGCGCACACCTATTATTTCTGTGCGAACAATCTGCATTGGGCATTGGCAGAGCTAGGCTTCTTCGTCACGTTCATCGATGAGGAATGCTACGCTTTCTGTCAGCGGGCCGAAGGCCGCACCATCAACAACCCCAAGCCAACCGAATGGGTGGAGTATGTGCGAGATGAATGGGACGGAAAAGAGCTGCGCAAGATGCCGCCCTTCAGCGGGGTCTGCAAGTTCACCAAAGAAGAGCTGTACGGGAACATGCGCGACGTGTTCGCAAGGAAGCTCCCCGATCTCTCAGAGATCACCCAGACGCAGCACGGAGGAGTGTGCATTGTCGCTGGCGGACCTTCCATTGATGGAGAAGTGGACACCCTCCGAGAGCTACAAAAGCAGGGTATGCAAGTTATATCCATTCTGCGGATGTATCCTTGGTGTGTCCAGCACGGCATAAAGCCCGACTACGTGGTGAGCCTCGACTGCACCGACGACCAAGTGAACGGCTTCAGTGAGAAGGCTCCCGGCGTCACGTATCTGTTCGCCTCTGTGACGAATCCCTCTTTCCTCGACCAAGTGGTGGGGGAGAAGATTTACATCTTCGATAGCAGGGATGATCGGAAGATCCAAGACCTGCGCAGGGATGCGGGCTACACCCGCTGCTCCGTCGTAAATGGCGGGGGCAGTGTGGCGATTTGCTCCATCTCTCTTGCATTCAACCTTGGCTTCCGCGAGCTGCATATCTTCGGGCTCGACTGCATGATGCCTTCCATTGAGAAGACGCATGCGGACGGCATCGCCGGCAAGAGCATCGACGTGCGCCCGCTGCCTATCGAGATCGCAGGGGAGACAATCCTCACCACCGGAGCCTGGCTGGAATTCACCAACCAAGCCCTGGATCTGATCTCTGTCGCGCAGCAAGAGGGAGCGCTGGACAAGGTGCAATTCCATGGGGAATGCCTTGCGAATAAATTGTGGGATGGAACCTTCTCGGAGGGAGAATGATCTTTCCAAAAGACTCAACTTTCATTATCGGTGAGATTGGCGTCAACCATAACGCCAGCATGGACATTGCGAAGGAGCTTATCATCGGGGCGGCTGAGGCCGGCGCGAACGCTGTCAAGTTTCAGAAG